GGAGTGTGACAGCGCTAAGTGCTTGAAAAATCTAGGGATGCGCTGGTTCACACGGGCGGGGGTAGAGGGATTTTGGTGGACCACCCAAAAATTGCCTATTTTTTAGGCAATCCGGGACAGTTGTCCCGTTTTTTGGGTGGTTTGTGACACTGGTCGCTCTAGTAGTTGTAGGTGACGGTGGTGCGGAGCACCACGTCCCGGCCCTTGCGTCGGATGACGCGGGTGCGGAACGAAGGACAGCCGCAGCAGTCCCACTCGTGGGCGCAGCCCCACTTGGTGAGGGTCTGCTCGAGTCCTTTCACCATCTCGTCCCGCTTTTTCCGGGACAGATGTCCCGGAAGTGTGGCCCAGCGAATATAGGTGCCTCCGGCGTCGAAGTCGTTGCCCTCGGCGATCACCCTGCTCTCCGTCACACGGACGGGATCAGGAAGATCGCGCCATGCGTCGAGGTGGTCGTACTCACCTACGTACCGGTGGGTGAGACGCAGGGACACGTGTAGTTTCATCATGGTGCTCTCCAATGAAAAAGGGGGCCGAAGCCCCCGGAAAAAACGGGACAGGTGTCCCGGATTACAGAAGTCCTGCTTTGCGCAGGACGGACTCGGGGGTGTAGTGCCCGAGGGCACTCACTACATTCGCGGTTCCCGCGTAGAACGCGGCGTCCTGCCGCGCTTTGCTACCCTTTGGGTAGCGAGCCAGCCGCTGGGCGATCTCGCCCAGCAGCTTCATCCCCTCTCGCTCGTTGAGCGTGTGGCACGGGGGCCAGCCGTCCCCGTCGTACTCGCCCACTCCTGCGGGCACAGCGGCCCACAGGGCGGCCTCGATCTGGGCGGCAGAAGCCGCCTGATGGCGGCGTTTGGTCTTTACGGATTTGCTTAGCATGGTGCTCTCCAGAAAAAACGGGACAAGTGTCCCGGAAGTTGACGGACTCATCAGTAGGCGCGTCACGCCTAGACCCCCTTGCGGGGGTTTCGTCCTAGAAGTCCATCGCCTCGACCCACGGGCCACCCGCATCGCGGGCAGCACGCGCAACTTCCATGCGGTCTGCGAGGAAAGCTTGATAGTCGTCCATGCCCCACACTCCCGCGTACCACCGCACGCGGGGGTTTTTCCACATCCGGCTGGCGATTTCATGCACGGTGCTCACGAATTCTTCTTCGTCATTCATCACACTCTCCAGAAAAAACGGGACACCTGTCCCGGAAAATTGCCGACGGACTCATCAGTAGGCGCGTGACGCCTAGACCCGCTCACGCGGGTTTCGCCCTTCAAAACCGGGACAGATGTCCCGGAATTACCAAGCTTGGCCGATAGCAGCACCGGCGAGCTTGCGCTTGCCCTTGTCGTCATGCTTGGCGCAGGCTTCCGCGAGGGCTTTGGCGAGTTTGAGGATGTGTTTCGGAACCTCAAGCTCCTCCGCTGCCCCAGCTTTCGGGAAGTACCGATCCATCAAGCGATTGACTCGCTTCTTCGCCGTCTCGTAGTTCTCCGCTTTGCTATCCCACATGAGCTTACCGCTCGACTCGGCACGCTTCACGGGCACGTCGTACTTCGAGCCAGCAAGCTCCATGCAAAGCTCGCGGAACTTGTCTTCGCGCATGCGGCCGATGTGCGCGCCCACGTTTTCAAGCGCGGCGTCGTCGGCGTCGCCGGTGCGGAAAGTTGCGCGGATGGCTTTGATGAGTGCTTCGTTCTGCATGGTACATCTCCAAAAAACGGGACACATGTCCCGGAAGGGTTGCTCGGCCCACCCGAACAACTGACTCCAGTATAGCATAAGGGCTTTTTTGCCATCTTATTTGAAGGCGACCCTACCCCCCAAATCTGCAATGAGCCTCTCGGCGGCGTGGCAAGAACAGTGTTTTAGACCGACGCTCTCCATTTTTCCCACCCCTTGCCAAACCCAGCCCAAACCAAACACCCCCCCTACCCTTTCAAAACGCCGACCCCCCACCCCCTATAAAAAATTTCCACACGTTTTCTGTCTAAACTTGTTTCCTGTTGCGCTGCGGTGTATATTGGTTGAAATGGGAGCACAGTCTCATGTTTGAACAGCTGATTGATTTTTCTCCAGAACCAGATGCTGCTGCGGATTTTCAGCCGTTAGAGAAAGCACCGCCGTCCAAGATCTTGGCTGCGCAAACGGCCACTGCCGATTGGCTCAAAGAGTTGGGCGTACCGCCCGACACGGCTATTACTGAGCGCCACGAGCAGGCTGCAGCACGAGAAGCGTTCAACGCGCTCAATTTCACCCCTGACACCGCTGAGCAGCGCACAGCGCTCGCATCCATTAAGACTCCCGCTGCGGTGCAGCACCTCGTTGGCATGCTGACTGCCTACGACTGGGAGTTTGTAGAGCGTGCCAAAGAGCTGCGCAGCTACACCGTATCGAAGATTCTCGAAGAAACGACCCATCCAGACGCCCGCATACGGCTGAAAGCCTTGCAAATGCTCGGCAACGTCACGGAAGTGGCGCTCTTTACTGAGCGTGTGGAGGTCACAAAGAAGGATGTGTCGGAGGAAGAGATCGAAAAAAGGTTGCGCGAGCGTTTATCCAAGCTGCTGACGCCCGCAGATGGGGCAACGATTACTGAAATCACGCATGAACCGCCAGAAAAAGAGCTGGACGACGAGATCAGTGTGGTAGCGGAGCGCACCAATGCTTGAGAATCTGGACGGGCAGGCGCTTTCTTCGTTGCTTGCAAACCTATCCAGCCTGCCAAAAGCAGAAAAAAAGGCGTTATTGGACGAAATCGAGTCGCTAGAGCAGAAAAAAAGCCTTAAAGCGACTCGTGACGACTTTCTGACCTTTTGCGCACGGTTGTACCCCAGTTGGAAGGAAGGTCCACACCATCGTTTCCTGAAACCGCTCCTGCACGAGGTCAAGGAAGGCGTTCAGACGCGTCTGACGGTCTCGATGCCGCCTCGTTTTGGTAAGTCCGAGACGATTGCCTATCTGTTTGTGGCGTGGTATCTCGGGCACAACCCTCACCATCACATTATGATGGCAACGCACACGGCGGCGCTCTCGGCAGACTTCGGTCGGAAAGTGCGCAATCTGCTCGATACCCCGGCCTACCAAGAAATTTTCCCCGGCACGCAAGTCTCCAAAGACAAAAGTGCGTCAGATAACTGGACGACGACGGCGGGGGGCAAGTATTTGGCGATTGGTATCGGTGCCAACGTCGCCGGTCACGGCGCACACCTGCTGATTGCGGACGACTTGGTCTCAGAGCAGGCGGTGCTCGCCAATCCAGACGCGGCCTTTGCTACGGCTTGGGAATACATGCAGGTAGGTCCGCTGCAGCGGCTGATGCCGGGTGGTCGGATCATTATGATTGGAACGCGCTGGGGTAAGAAAGACCCGATTGGACGGGCGCTACAGTGGGCTGTAGAGAACCCAGAGAGCACGCCGTGGCGTGAGGTGCGCTTCCCTGCCTTGCTGCCTTCCGGACGCAGTCTGTGGCCCGAGCAATGGCCGGTTGAGCAGTTGCAGGCCAAACGAGCGGGAATGCAGCCTCAGTTCTGGTCGGCGCAGTACATGCAGGATCCAACTTCTGAGGAAGGAGCGCTGCTTAAACGAGAGTGGTGGCAGATCTGGGATCAAGAAGCACCCCCTCCTGTGGAGTTCACGATTCAGGTATGGGACACCGCGCACGACACAAAGAGCCACAACGACTACAGCGCCTGTGTCACGATGGGTGTGTTCTTCAACGAAAACAAAAACCGGCATGAGATCATTTTGCTCAACGCGTTGAAGGCGCGGTGGGAGTTTCCGGAGCTGAAAAAGCGGTGTTTGGAGCACTTCAAGGAGTGGGAGCCTGACTGTTTGCTGATTGAGAAGAAAGCGGCTGGAGCGCCGCTGATTCAAGAGTTGCGGCAGATGGACATGTATGTGGAAGAGTACAGTCCGTCTCGCGGTAAATCCGGCATATCAAACGACAAGCGAGCGAGAGTAAACTCCGTGGCACCGCTGCTTTTCGATGGCGCGGTCTGGGCTCCTGATCTTCGATGGGCGCACGAGGTGATCAATGAGTGCGCCGAGTTTCCCAATGGCGAGCACGACGACTATGTGGACTGTGTTGTGATGGCGCTGATGCGCTTTCGTCGAGGGGGGTTTGTGTCTCTGTCAGACGACCGCAAGGAAGACCAGCAGTACTTTAGGTCACGCCGTGCGGCGTATTACTAGGAAAAAACATGGCAACGAATATCGACAAAGCGCTGTATACCACGCCTTCAGCGCTCGACTTTACGCAACAAAACAATCCTGCACCGCTCGAAATCGAGATCGAAAATCCGGAGGCAGTGACAATTGGCGTGGACGGGCTTGAGATTGAGCTTGTGCCCAGAAAAGAAACTGCCGAAGATTTCGACGCCAACTTGGCTGAGTACATGGACGACGGTGCGCTGCAGGCACTGGCGTCTGAATTGCTGGCTGACTTTGAAGACGATATTTCCAGTCGCAAGGACTGGATGCAGACCTACGTCGACGGGCTTGAGCTGCTGGGAATGAAGATCGAGGAGCGCTCTGAGCCTTGGGAGGGTGCGTGCGGCGTGTACCACCCGATGTTGTCCGAAGCGCTGGTGAAGTTTCAGTCTGAGACCATGATGGCGACCTTCCCGGCTAGTGGGCCGGTGAAGACCAAGATCATTGGGAAAGAAACACCGTCCAAGAAAGAATCCGCTGAGCGTGTTCAAGAAGACATGAACTATCAGCTGATGGAGCGGATGGTCGAGTACCGCCCTGAACACGAGCGCATGCTGTGGGGGCTGGGACTGGCGGGTAACGCCTTCAAGAAGGTCTATTACGACCCCCACATGGAGCGGCAAGTCTCAGTGTTTGTGCCTGCCGAAGACATCGTCGTGCCGTACGGAGCCTCAGATATTGAGACTGCGCCGCGTGTGACACACGTCATGCGCAAGACCGAAAACGACTTGAAGCGCCTTCAAGTGGCGGGCTTCTATCGAGACACGGATCTGGGCGAGCCGGTCAACATGCTCGACGAGGTCGAGAAGAAGATTGCCGAGAAACTCGGGTTTCGTGCGACTTCGGACGACCGTTTCAAGCTGTTGGAGATGCAGGTTGATCTCGATCTTCCCGGCTATGAGCACGAAGATGGCATCAAGTTGCCATACATTGTGACTATTGAAAAAGGCACGCAACAGATTCTTTCTATCAGGCGTAACTGGGAGGAAGACGACAAGACGCACGCCAAGCGGCAGCATCTGGTGCATTACGGGTACATCCCGGGTTTTGGCTTTTATTGCTTTGGTCTGATTCATCTGATCGGGGCGTACGCCAAGAGCAGCACATCGATTTTGCGGCAGTTGGTGGACGCGGGGACGCTCTCGAACCTGCCGGGAGGCTTCAAAGCCCGTGGCATGCGGGTGAAGGGTGATGACACGCCGATTTCCCCGGGAGAGTGGCGCGATGTCGATGTGCCCAGTGGTGCGATCCGAGACAACCTCTTGCCGTTGCCATACAAAGAGCCCAGTCAGGTTCTGGCAGGGTTGATGGACAAGATCATTGAGGAAGGTCGGCGTTTCGCTAATACCGCAGATCTGCAGATCAGCGACATGTCGGCGCAGGCTCCGGTGGGCACGACGCTGGCGATCCTCGAGCGCACGTTGAAAACGATGTCAGCGGTGCAGGCCCGCATCCACTACTCGATGAAACAGGAGCTGAAACTCCTCAAGAAGATCATTGCGGCGTACACGCCAGAGGACTACAGCTACGAGCCAGAAGTGGGTGATCGGCGGGCCAAACGGTCAGATTATGACGACGTGGACGTGATTCCGATCAGTGATCCCAACGCCAGCACGATGGCGCAGAAGATCGTCCAGTACCAAGCGGTGATGCAGCTGGCACAAGCCGCCCCTCAGATCTACAACATGCCGCTGCTGCACAGGCAGATGTTGGACGTGCTCGGTATCAAGAACGCAGAGAAGTTGGTGCCGATGGATGAGGATCAGAAACCAACCGATCCGGTGACTGAGAATCAGAACGTGTTGATGGGCAAGCCTGTGAAAGCGTTCCTGTATCAGGATCATCAGGCGCATATCACGGTGCACATGTCTGCGATGCAGGATCCGAAGATTCAGGCACTCCTGCAGAACAATCCAACCGCACCGCAGCTTATGCAGGCCATGCTTGCACACATCAACGAGCATCTTGGGTTTGAGTATCGCAAGCAGATTGAGCAGCAGATGGGCATGGCGTTGCCGCCTCAGAAAGACGAAGCCGGGGAAGAAATCAATATGGACCCCCGTGTTGAGGCGCAGTTGGCTCCGATGCTGGCGCAGGCTGCGCAGCAGTTGCTCCAGAAGAACCAGCAAGAGGTTCAGCAGCAGAAAGCCCAGCAACAAGCGCAGGATCCTCTGGTGCAGTTGCAAATGCAGGAACTGCAGATCAAAGCGCAGGAACAGCAACGCAAGGCTGCAAAAGATCAGGCCGACAATGCGCTCAAACAGCAGCAGTTGCAGATCGAGCGTGAACGGGTTGCCGCACAGCAAGCGACCGAGGACAAACGAACGCAACTTGATGCGATGAAGACTGCCGCACAGATGTATCACACGGAGACGCAGAACAAGCGAACCGTGAATATGGATGCGCTGAAATTTGTGGCCGATTTGCAGAACGAGAAAGAACTGCGGGCCATGCAGGAGCGTCTTCGGGCCCGTCAAGAAAAGGCTAAGGCGTAGTGATGGATGCTTTTGAAGTTTTGGTTTCTCAAATTGATGAGAAAGTGGAGCACCTCAAAGAGCATCTGGCAGAGGGCAAAGCTGCAAATTTTGAGGAATACAAGAAGTTGTGCGGGGAGATTCGAGGTCTGCTCCTTGCGCGTGGTTACATCATAGACCTTCAACAAAAAATGGAGTACTCGGATGAGTGAAATTTTGCTGGCTACAAACCCCAGCAGCCCCCAAGTGGTCGGCATGTACCGACCAGACGCGACGGCTGAAGAGAAAGCAACACAACTTCCCCATCCCTCTGGCTATCGCATTTTGTGCGCTGTGCCGGAGATCGATAAGGAGTTTGAGAGCGGGCTCGTCAAGTCTGATGAAACAATTCGGCTGGAAGAAATTTTGACCACGGTGCTGTTTGTGGTTGAGCTTGGTCCGGATTGCTACAAAGACCCGGCGCGTTTCCCAACGGGGCCGTGGTGCAAGAAAGGAGACTTCGTGCTGGTTCGCCCGCATTCAGGTTCCCGCCTTGTCATTCACGGCAAAGAGTTCCGAATCATCAACGATGACTCGGTTGAAGGCGTGGTTCAAGATCCACGCGGCATTCGACGCAAATAAGAGGAGCACAAAATGCCTCAATTCTCTGACGACGAGTTCAAATTTCCTGACGAAGCCGAGTCCAAAAAGCAAGGGCAGGAGAAAGAAGCGCCCGATCTTGAAATTGAGATCGAGGACGATACGCCTGCCGAAGATCGTGGACGTACCCCTCTGCCAAAGCCGTTGGTTGAAGAGCTTGAGCAGGACGAGCTAGAAGACTACGACGAGAAGGTCAAGACCAAGTTCAAACAGATGCGCAAGGTCTGGCATGACGAACGTCGGGAAAAAGAAGCCGCTTTGCGAGAGCAGCAAGAAGCGGTAGCGCTTGCTCAACGCTTGTTTGAAGAAAACAAGAAGATCAAAACGCTACTGACGACGGGCGAGAAAGAGTATGTTGCCACTGCGCAACATGCTGCTGAGATGGAGCTGAATGCTGCCAAGCAGGCTTTGAAAGAAGCACACGAAGAGTTTGATGCGGAAAAGATTGTCGAAGCCCAGCAGGCTTTGCAGGTTGCCAATTTCAAACTGATGCAGGCAAAAAGTTTCAAGCTCCCCTCTTTACAAGATTCAGAAACTCCTGTACAAAGCACTCAAACGGCTCAACCGGCTGCACCTCGGGCTGATACTAAGGCGCTGGCGTGGCAAGAACGCAATCCTTGGTTTGGTCCGAATAAAGGCATGACCGCGTTTGCACTGGGGCTTCACGCAGAACTTGAAGAGTCCGGTGTACCAGTTGGGTCTGATGAGTACTATACCGAGTTGGACAAAACGATTCGGAAGCGTTTCCCCGACTTTTTCGGGGCTGACGATGCCAAGCCCGCGTCAAAAGCGAAGGCCAGCACCGTAGTAGCTCCGGCTACGCGTAGCACGTCTTCAAACAAGATCAAGCTGCGTGCAAGCCAAGTCCAGCTCGCAAAAAAGCTGGGGCTGACGCCGGAACAATATGCACGGGAACTGTTGAAAATGGAGTCTCAAAATGGCTGAAAGTCGCACGCCCCGTGATGTTGAAACGCGGGAATCCAAAGCTCGCCCCAAGCAGTGGCAGCAACCTGATTCGCTTCCGGAGCCTGACAAACTGCCCGGATATGCGTATCGCTGGATTCGCATTTCGACGCTCAATACGGCAGATCCTCGTAATCTTTCCGGCAAACTCCGTGAAGGTTGGGAACCTGTTCCTGTAGAAGAGCAACCGAAGTTTAGACTGCTAGTCGATCCGTCGTCGCGTTTTCGTGACAACATCGAGATCGGCGGTTTGTTGCTTTGCAAGACGCCCGTCGAGTTTGTTGAGCAGCGCACTGCGCATTTCAACAAGCAGGCCGCAGGCCAGATGGAGTCTGTAGACAACAATCTGATGCGCCAGAGTGACCCGAGGATGCCGATCTTCAAGGAGCGGAAGTCTTCGACGAGCTTTGGCAAAGGCATTTAACATTTAGGAGTCAAACATGGCTTACCCCGTTGTTGACGCCCCGTACGGTTTCAAACCCATCAATGAGCTAAATGGGCTTCCGTACGCAGGCGCTACGCGTCAAATTCCGATTGCTCGCAGCTACGGCACCAGCATTTTTTATGGTGATCTGGTCCAGTTGACGACGACCGGGACTCTGATTATCACGTCCTACAGCGCCGCTAGCAGCCCGACTTCGGTCATTGCTGGTCTGGTCGGCGTGTTTGTTGGCTGTTCGTACACCAACCCCGCGACGGGTCAAAAGCTCTTCTCGCAGTATTATCCTGCGAGCACTGCAGCGGATGACATTGTGGCGTATGTGGTGGACGATCCGTCGGCAGTGTTCAAAGCCGTCATGGTTGGGCAGACTTCGACTGAGAGCAATACTGCCTCGGTGATTGGATACGCTAACCAATCCTTCATCGGCACCAACGTGTATGCGGTTACTGGCGTTGCTGGCAGCGTCACGACTGGTAACTCGAAGATGTCGGTGTCGGGTGACGGTCCCTCGAGCGGCACGGGTAACGTGCGTGTCGCGACGAACTCGCTGCCGTTCCGAGTGATTGCTCTTGTGCCTGAGACGGCTTACACCGTGACGGGTACTGGGTCGTCGTCTGGTACGACCATCACGTTGGCGGCTGCTGTGACGGGGCTGCAGGCAGGCATGCAGGTGATTTGCCCGCAGGCCACTGCTGGTGGTGCACCCGGTAACTACAACTACGTTACCAACGTCAGCGGCACGACCGTCACGGTTGCAGCCACTCTGACTGCTGCGGCCAGTTCTTCGTTTACCTTTATTGGGTATCCGGAGGTGCTGGTCAAGTGGAATCAGGGCTGGCACAGCTATCAGTTCGCTACGGCGCTTGCTTAAAGGAGCAATTAAATGGCTATTTCACGCGCACAACTACTGAAAGAGCTGCTCCCCGGCCTGAACGCGCTGTTCGGTCTGGAGTACTCGCGTTACGGCGAAGAGCACAAAGAGATCTACGAAACCGAGACCTCCGAGCGTTCGTTTGAAGAGGAAACCAAACTGTCTGGATTCTCTGCCGCTCCGGTGAAGAATGAGGGCAGCGCGATTGCCTACGATAACGCGCAGGAAGCTTGGACTGCTCGCTACAACCACGAGACCATTGCTCTTGGTTTCTCGCTGACTGAAGAGGCGATTGAGGACAACCTCTACGACTCGCTGTCGGCGCGTTATACCAAGGGTCTGGCTCGGGCGATGGCGTACACCAAGCAAGTCAAGGCGGCGTCGGTGCTGAACAACGGCTTCAACTCCGCTTATGTCGGCGGTGATGGTGTCTCGCTGTTCAACACGGCGCATCCGCTGATCTCTGGCGGCACCAACAGCAACACGCCTGCAACGGCTGCTGACCTGAATGAAACCTCGCTTGAGGCTGCTGTGATTCAGATCGCTGGCTGGACCGATGAGCGTGGTCTGCTGATCGCTGCCAAGCCGAAGAAGCTGATTGTTCCCCCGAGCCTGATGTTCGTTGCAACCCGTCTGCTTGAGACCGAGCTTCGTGTCTCGACTGCGGACAACGACATCAACGCTCTGAAGAACAACGGTTCGATCCCGGGCGGTTATACGGTCAACCACTTCTTGACCGACACCAATGCGTGGTTCCTGACCACCGACGTTCCTAACGGTATGAAGCACTTTGTGCGGACTCCGCTGCAGAACTCGATGGATGGAGACTTCGACACCGGGAACGTGCGGTACAAGAGCCGTGAGCGTTATTCGTTCGGATGGTCTGATCCGCTCGGAATGTTCGCTTCTCCGGGTGCCTAAGCAGCACGTTGTTTGATGCTGGGTGGGAAAGGGGGCTTCGGCCCCCTTTTCTTTTTGCCTTTTTGGTGTATAGTGGGTTTATTCCGGGGTCATCCCGTGTATCAGGCAGTCCCGGCTGACGACATGCAGACTGATACACGCTACTCGCATGTGAGGCTTAAATGTCTAATACCACCTTCTCCGGTCCAGTTCGGTCTCAGAACGGCTTTCAGACCATTTCCGTAAATTCTTCGACTGGCGCGGTTACGACCACTTCGACAATCGGTCCCGCGATGAGCGTTGATTCGGTTACGGCTACGGGCAACGTTACTGCTGATAGCGGAACCGCTCCCACTGCAGGCGGTATGGCTGCGTTCTTGGCGAGTTCAACCGCCAACTTTGGAATCTTCGTTGGTTCCGGTGCGCCGACAATTTCCGCTGCACAAGGTTCGCTGTATCTGCGTACGGATGGTACGACTACGAATGATCGTATCTATGTGCGTGGTTCGGCTGCTTGGATTGCCATCACGACCGCGTCCTAATTAAGGGGGCATCGAAATGGTGCAGACCGACGTTAAAGCAGGGTACGTCAGTGCCACCGCCACGGTGTTTAGTGGTCGGACTCGGTGTAAAGGTCTGGTGGTGACGCCGGGTTCGACTACAGGCACGGTCGTTGTAAAAGACGGTGGCGCTAGTGGTGCAACCGTTTTTTCAACGACGACGCTGGCAAACGGTACTCCGTTTTCAGTGTTGATCCCGGGAGAAGGCGTTTTGTGTGCCACTGATCTGCATGTGACGGTGACGGGCACTGCGACGACTGCCACGGTGTTTTACGGGTAATGTATGAACTTCGACACTGCTTTCCATCATCTGCTGGGTCACGAGGGTGGTTACTCAAACCACCCGAATGATCCGGGCGGTGAGACGATGTGGGGCATCACGATTGCTGTGGCCCGAGAGCATTGCTACGACGGTCCTATGAAGGACATGCCTGTGGATGTTGCGAAAGCCATCTACAAGAAGTCTTACTGGGACGCGGTTCAAGCCGACAAGCTGCCGCCTGTGGTGCGCTATGCGGTCTTTGATGCGGCTGTAAACAGTGGTGTCGGAGCTGCGGTGAAATGGCTTCAGCAATCAGTGGGTGCCACTCCGGATGGTGTCCTCGGCCCTAAGACGCTGGCTGCACTCAATGAAGTCAACCCTGACGGGCTGCTTCGGAAGATGCTTGCCCGCCGACTGCGAGCGATGACGGACATGTCAGGCTGGCCTTCCTTTTCCAAGGGCTGGGCTAGACGGATTGCGAGCCTGTTGGAGGCATGAGTGATCGACTACCACAAGGCAATCGGAGCAGTAGCTGCCAGCATTGCTGCACTGGGCGGTGGTTACACGCTGTTCGATAAGTTCGGCTGGCTGGATAATCAGATCATTGAGTGGGTGCCTGAGCATTTTCAGATCCCGGATGCGACGATTGGTGCACCAATCACCGTAACGGTTGCTCGGATCAAGAAGCGTGACGACTGTTCGGTTGAGTCCTTCGTACCGGCGATCAGGGATGGCAAGGGTGTGGTGCATGAAGCCACATCATCTAACCCCAAGTTTTCCGGCCCTGCTGGGCCAGAGGTGGACACTTTCACCTATTCGCTTACACTTAAGGATGTACCGGCTCCGGGTAAGTCCACGCTACTTGCTACAATCAAGTACAAGTGTCCAGAGGGCGAACGAGTCGTAACTTACCCCCGCCACCAGAACCTCACTTTCAACTTGAGGCAGTAAATGGCTCCCCTCCTTGCCGGTATCGTGTCCAGTCTCATCCAGAACAACCTGCCGAAGGTTGCTCAAGCGGTCGTGGACAAGGGTCTGGACTATGTTCAGGAAAAAACCGGCATCGAGCTAAAGCCTGACATGAGCGCAGAGGAAGTGAAAGCCCTGCGTGAAGCTGCTCAGAAGCACGAAGAGTTCAAGATCGAGCAAGCCAACAAGAACACGGCTGATGCGCGGGCCATGCAGGTAGCTGCATTGCAGCAGGACGACAAGTTTGCCAAGAGGTATGTCATGTACCTCGCTACGTTCTGGTCAGTGACTGCGGTTGTCTATATCTTCCTGATCACCTTCACCTTCATCCCTGAGATGAACATCCGCTTTGCGGACACGATCCTCGGGTTTCTTCTTGGCACTGTCGTTGCCACCATCCTGAACTTCTTCCTCGGCTCTAGCGCAAGCAGCAAAGAGAAGACCGAGGTTCTGGCTGCTGAACTCAAAGAACAGAAGCGATAGGAGATTGTTATGACTTTGACCGAATTGATAGTCACCACCGGTGCAAGTGAAGAAAACGCAAGCAAGTACCTTGATGCGCTTAACAACACGATGGAACGGTACAGCATCAAAACGCCCGTTCAACAAGCCGCGTTCATGGCGACTATCTCAATTGAGTCCGCTCGGCTCTCGCAAGTCGAAGAAGGGTTGTACTACTCCAAGCCCGAGCGCCTGGTGTTAATCTTCCCCCGGCTGTTCTCAACCGTAGAAGAGGCGGCTCCATACGCTAAGAACCCCCAAGCCCTGAGCTTGAAGCTCTATAACGGCTACCACGGGCGCGGACTTATCCAGCTCACCCACAAAGCCAACTATGAGGCTTGTAGCAAAGACCTCGGAATCGACTTCGTCAATGAACCGAAACTTCTTACCACCCCAGAGTACGCCGCCCTGTCTGCTGGATGGTTCTGGAATAAGAACGGCTGCAACCAAGAGGCCAACGACATGGTTCGGGTCACCCGAATCGTGAATGGCCCTGCCAGATTGCACCTCAAAGAACGCCAAGAGCAGTACGAAATCGCCCTTGCAGCACTAGGTACGGAAGCATGATATTGAGGTTTTGGACTGTCAGTGACAGTGTCTGATTGTTCAATGTTTTCAAAGACTTCCAGACCTTACTCAGTCGTCGTCAACTGTTAGGTTTTTGAGGGGCTTGACAGGCCGAAACCGAACTCTTATCATTCGTTCCGTTGGCGTGAGAACCGACTAAGAACCCTTGCTCATGCTTCCCGCCCAGTCCCTCCGGTCTGGGTTCTCACCGGGGGGCAGTAGCAAGGGTTCTTTGTTTGTGCGCCAACTTCGCCAGAGCCTATCGGGCCC